ATACAAATTATTCTTTAATAAACGTTCCGTTAATTGTTTTTCCTTTACGGTATTCAATAACTTTAAATGCTCTTTTAGCGCAGTCTTCAAGTGAGTAACCCATTTGATGTGCTAATATAACAAGGGTTACATAAGTATCGCCAAGGGCGTCTATTGATTCGGTTATGTCCTTCTTTAATATTGCTGAGGATAATTCTCCAAGCTCCTCAACCACCTTTGCAAGCTGTTGAAACTTATTGTCGGGGTTGTCTAAATTACGAGCCTTTGCCCAATTTATTATTTCTCTTTCCATTCTTTAATTAAATTTTATTCCTTGTGTTCCGCTTATGTTATAAACTATTTGTTTACCATAAAAATCAATCAAAACTCGATTTCCTTCTTGTTTTATTATTTGAAACCAATCTTTGTAAGTTGGTAAATATACTTTACTCATAACTGCAAAACTCCATTTCTTCGTACTTGTAAACTGTTTTCTCTAAAATCCAAATTACTTTTTCTCTTTGTTCTTTACTAAACACTTCAAAACTAAAGTAATAATTTCCACCTGGAATTACTTCAATACTGAATAAATCTTTTTCTTCAGGCACAAAGAACATGTTTACACATTCTACAAATCCGTGGGGTAGTCTAAACAGTCCCTAATTACACCACTAATTACATACTTTACTCTTTCCATTCTTTAATGTATAAATCAATTAAAAATTTTGTTTTCTCTAGGTCTTGAACAAAGTTACCTTTTTTTCTGCATCTTATGATACGTTTGCACAAATCGAATTCATATGCATTTAGTCCATGGTTTTCTGCAAACTTGTACAAGCTCCCGTTATCGTTATTGTAATAAGACGGCGCGTTGTCTGTCACTGCTTCAAAGTATGATTCGATAGTGTCAAATGATTGTTCTTCACCTTTGTCGTTAACTATCCACGTGTAGCTCTTATCTTGCTTTACTACGTCGTATACTTTACCGTAGGTTACATTGGCAAAGTGTTTTTCAATACATTTTAGTTTTGTTCCTGTGCGCATCTGATAATAGTTTTAAATCATTTCGTAACATTGTGTTTTGTTCCATTGTTACTTTTAGTAATAGTTCTGCTCTTTCTAATTTATATTCGAGGTCTTTGTTTTCTGCCTCTAACATCTTAATTGCTTTGAGTAGTGTCTTCATAAATTATACATTTTGCTTATCTCTTCATTTACTCCGTAATCAATTAAGTATCGTTTACCATTTAGTTGACCCCAATTAGCTTTGTTGTAAAGGTCGCAGTTGTCGATATTAAGCTCTTCAATCGACTCTTTTACATTTGCTATATCATTGTAGTCCACGTATGGTATAGGGTCATAACGTTTCATCTTAATGATTCCACGTTTATAACTATACAACTCACCTAATAAATCTAAATGCTTGTACTTTTCCCACACGTTGCGCTCTTGTATACATTGCAAGTACCCACGTAATGATATGGGTACTTTAACAACGTGGTCTTTGAATATGAATACAACTCTCGTACTAACTTTTATTTTCATAAATCAAACACCTTTAATGACTCAGCAAAGTTACCATTTTCTTTCAATTGTCGTAACATTTCGGAAACTATTTCACGTGTTTCGGCTTGAGCATCTGACTTTAATCGTTGCTTGCATAGTCTGATAAATGCGTATAGACTACATGTATAAATCATTGTTGTATTAAGATTTAAAGGCAGTATTGTTCGTGCTTGTTCTTTACTTACTCCTAAATCAATTAGCTTCTTGTAAGCATTCTGACAAAACTCTTTGACCTCATATTCAATAACGTTACAAGCCTCCTGACCGTACATATCTAAAGGCTCTGCGCTTCCTTGCTTGCTGTCTTTTGATTGTGTTCGCCACTCGTTTATTAGTGTGTATGTATCACTGAAATCACAATATCTGCCACTGATTGAATTGTATTCAACTCCTATTTGCGTTTTAATTAATTGACGCTCAACGTAAATCGGGATTTGCAACCTAAACACAACCTTTGGATGACTGAATGGACTCCAGTGGCTGTGTCGCGCCAAATAAGATAATAAACTATTATTTTGTTCTGCTGTATAATGTTCTGCTCTTTTGTCAAAACTTACTCGGGCAACGTCACAAACTGTAACGTCCGACCCGAATGTATCTAATAACTCTACTTTCATTTTATTTGTTTTTTTAACCAATTTAACCTATTATTATAATTCCAGGTACTATTGACTTCACTCTCATAAGGTAAATAATTATCTAAATAATTGTCAATATCTAAACTCTCTAAGCCTGTGATGATCTTTTTAGCATACATCATGCCAATTAAATCTTTGAAACAATATTGCATTAAATTGATATTCTCGTGCATTAACCTTAATATTTCATTGACATCTCTTTTCATAATACTTCTTTTAATTAACTCCCACAGAACAAGCAATCATTTTCATCATTATCTAACTCAGGATTGTTTTCTATTTCGGGATTCAATTGCTTTTTAAGGTTGTATATCTCCATCATCAACTCGCCATCTTCAAAGATGTTACCCGTTAATTTAGCTTTTAATTCTGTAATTTGTTTCTCAATTTCCATCATCGTACTTATTATAAAAGGCTTTGCAAATCATGCGCCCTACGTTAATTACTCCCTTCCGATTCTCTCTGCGCTTCCATCTGTCAATGTCGAATGCTATCGCGATCATCCATCGGTTACGGTTCTTGTTGTCCTTTTTCATGTGTTCGGTAATTTTTCATAACTAAAATACTTTAAGTAATTATTTAACATAAAGTGTGTATTTGTGTGACCACCTTTGGTATAATCAAGCTTTAAAGCGTTATCCATTGCTATGCCTGCTGCTAAAGCTTTTTTGTAGTTCTTGTGACCTTTGTAATACTTTTCTGCTTGCTCTCTATACATTTTGTAATTCTTTTTTTACTTCTTGCCAATACTTTGTGTGTTTCTCACATAATGGTATAAATCCACAACTTCTATCTTGTAATGTGTTTGTGTTTAATATCTCATCAACTGCAATTAATGCGCATAATTTAGCAGCTTTTTCACTCATTCCACATTCATCGCAAAATAAGTCTTCATTGTCTTCTATACACAGAAACTTATCTACTAACGCTGTTGCTTTCTCTTTCGCTGTCATTGTATCTCAATATTAATGTTTGTTTTAAACTCATCTATTTGTTTGATAACATTCGAGTAGGTCTGCGCCATTGTCTCGTTGTTGTTTTCTACAAAGGTAGCTGCAAATCTTTCAACTCCTGTGATAAAAGCATTTATTGTTTGCTTTATTTCTCGTTTGTGAAACATATTATCTGACACATCATCTAAGGAATGCAAAGCTGATTGGCAAAGCATTGTTGCATGTGCTATATGTTTGTAGTATTCTATTGCTTGCTGGCGTTTAGCCTCAGTCAAATCGCTGAGGCTTGTAACTTTCTTTTTCATTTAAAATGGTGTTTCTTCTGATTGAACTTTGTTAACTCTCCAAGCCTCATTGTTCGTGAAAAACTTACCTTGCCATTCGGTTGTTTTAAAGTTAAAATGAACTTCAACTTCTTGGTCAATCTTGTTGTACTGCAAGAATTTATCGACCTTCTCCGTACCAAAGATACTGAATTTCGCACTTTGAGGATATTGTCCCTCGTTTTCTTTTACTACAAACTCAATTTTTTTGTTTGCTCCTACTTCGATAACCTCTAAAACGTTTGTTATCACTCCTTTAAAAATCATGTTATTTTTCATCTTCTTTTATTTTTTGATTAGCTATTCTGAACGCCTCTTTGACGCACTCTGTTACACTGTATTTTTTCTTTTGGTATTTCAACCGCATGCGTATCTCATCGATTGGTATGTCCTCAAAGTTAATTATACTTTTTTTCATTTATGTTATTTATATATTCACCATAATAATCAATTGCTTGCTTACACGTTTCAAGCATCTTTTGTTCAAGCTCTAAGTCACGGTCAATAGTTAACATAGTTACAAGTGACTCACTCGGTGCGTTGCCTACTCGGTGTAATTGCTCGTTTTCGTAGCCTATAAGCTCACTCGGAGTGTTGACCATACAATATGCCAAAGCAGCCTTATCAACGTTGTAAAGAAACATATAACCTCGTAACTGATATTCGTAATCTTTGATGTTAATATCGCTTGGTGTTGCGGGGAATGTATCAAATGACCACGATGTTTTAATGTCGATTATTAAATCAGGTGTGTAGATATCGCATTCTCCTGTTAATAGCTCAGTTGTTTTGCGTACTTCGTTCTTTTCGTAGTTAGTGAATAGAACATCGTTAAGTAGTTCAATCGATTGCTCTTCGCATTGTATCCCCTTGGTTACGTACTTGTTATTTAACTCAGTAGTGTAACCGAAGTAATCTTGCTTAGCAATTGACTTGATGTAACTCTTTGCTGTTTCGGACAGCGCCTCACTTTTACTTCGTGAGGCTGTCATAATTTTTGGAAGTGATGAACATCTGATTAACATAGCTCCAATTGTTTAGGTGTTAATTCAAATTTCTCTTTTAGCTTTTCCATTGTGTACTCACCTTTTCTAATCTTTTCAAGTGCAGCAGCTAAACGGTCGTCTGAAATTGTTTCTTTCTTCTTTGGTGTTGGTGCTTTAGAGTCGGGGTCTGATTCTGTTTCGTCAATTAAGAACAAACCATTCAAAGCGTACTTTCGAGCGTAACTTGATGCCGTCCCTGTTGTCTGCTCTGAACTCATGCCTTTATGCTCTCCCATCTCAGCAAACCCAAATACTTCAATAGACTCAGCTTCGTGTTTAAATGTTGCAGTTGCTTTTAAGAATAACTTATTACCTATTTCAACTATTGAATCTGACATCAATAATAATGAGTCGTACTTATTAAGTAAAGGCTTTAAAGCTTCTAATATTTGCTCAGCACTTCTATACTTGTACTTTCCAAATGCGTTGAATGAACCTTTCGGACATTTCAACTCTGCTTGTATTTTAATTAAGTTTTTCATGATACAATTAGTTTAACGTTGTTTTTCTTAAAGATTGTCATTTCTAAATCGTATTCGACCGAATCCCAATTTATGTTTAAGTCGTCAATCAATACGTCTTGTTCAAATGCCCCGAGTACTATCGACCCGTTGTAAATGCTAATTGAAAAGAACTTTGAAGCATCGATTTTTCTAAGTATCAATGCTAATTTTCTAAGGTTAGTTTTCATTGTGTGTTTTGTTTTAGTTAGTGATAGGGAGGGGGAATCGAACCCCCCTTTATCAACCTTTACAGGACTTGGCACCTTGCCGCATTACGCACCCCTATCTGCCCAAAGGCTCAACTTGTTTTCTAATACGTCAAAGAATCATGTTACAAATATAAGCATTAATAATTAATCCGCAAGTATTTCTTTAAATTTTTCTAAACTTTTTATTAAATAATATTTGAAGCCTTGGTTTTCAACAATCGTTTGGAACTCTTTTTGTTTGTCAGATTGCCTACCAACGTCTGTTTTTACTTCGATAAAATACATGTTACCAAAGTGTATCATAATTAAATCAGATACACCAGGAAACAATCCTGTTGCTTTCTTTCTCATTTGTTCTTTAGCATCTTTTGAATCATTCGGAACACTAAATATTATATTCCTTGGATTGTGATGTATTAAACAATAGGTATTACGATACCACATTACTATTTCCTGTTGAATTTTGTCTTCACTTTTCATTTGTACTTTAAATTAAATTGTCTGTTTGCCCATCCTTTTT